CTCGATGATGAGGATGTCGTATCCGCCCTCAGAGACCGTCTCCTTGTCCGTCGCCCGCATCGAGCCCACGAACAGCAGCGTGTCGTACGGATCGACCAGCCCGAATTCGCGTGCCGTGAAGCCGCCGACGTCGATCCCGAACTCGGCGGTAAAGACCACATGATTGCCGCTGCGCTCCGTCGAGGTGACCGGCGCGGCGGCGCGCTGGCGAACCAGCGCCGTCTGTGTTTCGAGCGGCGTGACGGCGTTGCCGTTGCCGTCGCCGACGACCATTTTGGCGACGAGGAGGCTGCTCTCGCCGGCCAACGCGGCCGCGAGCGCCGCCTGGCCGGCAAGTGTCGGGATTGCGGTCAGGGCCATGGGCTCCCCTCAATTTGCGCGCACGATCGCGCGGATCGTGCGGCGGATGCGGTAGTGGGTGCCGACCCAGCCGCAAGCGTCGGCGCGGACCGTGGTGGGCTTGGGCAGTTGCGCGATGCGGATGCGGCGGATGCGCCGGGCAGCACCGCCGACATGGACGGTGGCGGGCGGTGTCCCCCGCTCGAGCTCCAGCGCCTCGAGCTTGGTGTGCGCGTTTTTGGCGGCGTTCGCGACGCGGACGATCTCCCCGCGCTGCGCTCTACCCCACGAATCGTCAGGGAGGGTGAGCCGCACCCGAAACGTGTAGGGGCGACGGCGCGGCTCGACCTCGAACCACTCGACGACCTTGTTGGCGTAGCCGAGCGGCGCGAGCGCCAGGTCGAGCGCCGGCCGCGTGCCCTTGACCCGGTGCACGGTAAAGCTCGCTGCCGTCACCGCGCGCTGCCGCGCCTCGGGCCAGGCCGACGAATACTCGTCGACGCTGCGCTCGGCGGCCAGATAGGGCAGCAGCGCCAGCGGCGCCTCGGCGTCGGAGCGCGCGGCAAGGATCAGCCCGACCGGATCGCGCGCCACCAGATCGGCGTCGGTCAGGTCGAGCGCCTGCTCCCATGGCGACGAGCTGGACGGCAGGACGGAGACTGCCCAGACCTCCTCGAAATTGGCGGTCCAGTCCATCAGCGCACCACCACGGTGAGCTCGATGGCGGAGCAGACGGCGATCTCCCGGTGGTCGGGCAGCACGTCGTCGCCTGCGATGTCGACCTCGTCGAGGACCGGCAGCCCGTCCTCGCCGGTCAGGTGGAGTGCGGCGATCCGGCCCGAGACCGGCACCTCGCAGCCGATGCGCCGGCGGCTCTCCTGATAGGCTTCGAGCCGCGCCAGGGCAGCCAGCCGCAGCGCCTCCCGGTCGCCGTCCGCCGTCATGTAGAGCGTCGCCGTCGTCGTGTAGGTCACCGGCCGCGCCGCCGCGACCGTGACCCGGGCGCCGAGCGGCCGCACCGATTCCCGGTCGCGCGCCGGCCGGATGNNGGTAGATCGCCTCGTAGGCGTCGAGCCGCGCCGCCACCGCGTCGACCATGGCGTCGGTCGGCACGCCCGCGCCCTCGCGGCTCTGGATGACCACCAGCACCTCGCCGGCCTCGACGTAGCCGGTCTCGGGGCCGTAGGCGGCGGCAAACGACACTCCGGGATGCGCGTCGATCGCGTGAAACACATAGCCGGCGGTCGGCCCCGCGACCGACAGCGCCTCCCAGGAGAGCCGCGCCCGCAGCTCCAGGATCGCGTCGGCCTCCCACACCGCCTTGGCGCCGGTCACCGGATTGTCCAGGACGAGCGGGCGGCGCACGACGCTGTAATCCGCCGCGCGATGGTCCAGATAGGGGCCCCACGCCGAGCCGAGATAGCTCGCCGCGAGCGCATCGTCGATTGCCTGGCGGCGCAGGTGATCGCGATAGGCGGAGCCCTCCGTCTGAATTACCGCCGGGTCGAACTCAAGACTCTGCACATCGTAGGGGACGCTGGCGGCCGTAAATCGCGCCACCAGGTCGGCTAGCGCAGCAGATCGCAGCGTCTCGTAGTCGCCGGCCGCCAAAGCGGGTGGGCGACCGAGCCGCAACAGTTCGGGGGAGACAAAGCGCATCAAATATTCTCGCTCATCACGACGCGCGACATAGCTCGACAGCAGAAAAGTGGGTCAATCTGCGCGCGCCAGCCTGACGTTGCCGGCATCGTCTATTGCGACGAACGCCTTTGCTTGTTCCCAGTCGAGGTGCGCGTAAGGTCGGTACTCGCCGACCATCGTAAAGTCTGCGTAGCCTAGCCTGTCGATATTGTTGGGCTCAAACCGCCGAATGCGGAACCGCGGCTCGAAAAGCTCGACAAGCAGCCACAGCACGTTGAACCAAAGCAGCACAGTGCGAGGCGTCGCGTTTTCGCCTAGAAGCCTCAGACCAGGGTTACCCAGCCACTCCCGCATGACACGTGCGCCTTGCGGCGTCGTAAAAATCTTCTCCAGGCTTTGCAGGACATGATCGAACCCGTCGAGCGGGCGCAACGTGTTCGCATCCAGCCCGGCCATGATGGAGTCCTATATGTCTGCGTATTCGCGCGTGGCGCCGGAGGTCAGCGACGCGCCGCATTGCGTCAGGTCGCCGTGTCTTGCGATAGGCGCACCCTCGCACTGCCACTTCGCCGAGCCTTGTGCGATCGGGTTCAACCCATGGATAGGGCAGGCGTACATGTCGCCAGCGCGCGCGATTAGCGCGCCTTCACACTTCCACTTCGATGCCGACGTGACGACCTGCCCGCCATGCGAACCGCTGTCGCCGAGCCTGACAATGAGTGGCATGGCTTAGTACAAGTGTCCTCCGCCGGCCGTGATCGTAACGGCGGTCCCGCCCACGTCGATCGTCACGCCGCCGGAAACTACGGTAACGGCCACGTCGCCAAAGGTCATTTTGTGGGTGCTGCCGTCCGTCGAAGGCGTCGGATTGTCATCATTCCAGCGAAACGGTTCGGCCATGCCTTGCTCGATGTCGCCGGTTTCCGACCGGATCACCATAGGCTGGCCGACGCTCGGCGGGTTGTGAAACTTCATCGCGCCGGCGGTCTGCTTGTACGTCACCCATGGCGACGACACAGGATTTCCGTCGTCGTCCTTGCCGATTTCAATCCGGCAAAGCTGTTTGGCAGGGTCCACATGCGTAACCTTGCCTTTGAACTCGATGCCGCCAAGGCGACGCTCGTGTTCCTGCAAGCGCTCCACGATCGCCAGAAGCGCCCGGTCTTGCATGTTCATGTCGGCAGGCCCGGCGCTACGATGTCGATCTCGTCCGGCTGCGCGTCGACGTCTACGAGGGTCGGAATCTCGCCTGTCTCCTCGTCGACCGCGAACACATCACCAAACATGACCGGCGAGCTGCCTGTGGCCGCAAATGCTTTGTCGGTCAGATTTCGGGCGAGCTGGAACTGCTGCCAGGGTTGCAAGCCCGTCGGGCTCTCGATCAGCGACTTCAAGAGATCGGCCACCGCCGTCTCGCCTTCGTTACGCAGTGCGGTGTCCAACTGGAGCCAGCTACCAAACAGCGGGACGCCGATCTCCGGCTCCTGAACCGTCCGTTTGAAATAATAGCTGATCTCGATTGCCGGGATGCGTACCCCGTTCTCAAGCTCGATCAGCAGGTAGCGCGTCTTGCGCGCGTTGATATGCTTGGCGAAACCACGAAACAGCCTCACCCATGTCTCGTTGCCCGTGTGCAACGCCACGTCGATCTGACGGCCCAATATATTGAGCCCGAGGCCGATGCCTTCGTTCTCGAACACGATGTCGTCACCGGACGTCCGCCATGAAGGAGGCGTATACGCAATCACCTTCAACACGGTTTCCACCGGGCCGGACTGCGTTTCGATGCCGGACGGGACGCTTTCACTCGATTCCACATACACGGCAATAGACGGAGCGCCATTGCCGTCAGAATGCTTCAGCACATCGACAATAGGTTCGACGGGCTGTTCCAGGACATGGGCGCCTGCGGCCGTTCGGCCAGTCAGCGCCCTCGCTACGATCATCAGTAGCGCTTGGCCGACCATGCTCACGGTGCTACCTCCTGCGCACCGCTACGCTGACAGACGCAAACTATCCGGCCGAGACCATCGTGGTCCGCACGCGACACCAGCAACGCGTCGTCCTCACGGTCGGTAAGCACTATCACGTCGCCCTGCTTCGGTGCCCACGCAAGGTGACGCAGGTCGTAGGAGACGTGGATCTTCTCACCGGCAATCGACGGGCGCATGCCGTCGTATTTGGCGGTGTCCTGCGAAATGAGCGTAACCGGGTCGAAGTCGACGATTCCGGTCACAGTCTGGTTGCTGCGTGTGTTGTCGGCGGAGCCGGCCAGGTACTTGCTCGTCTTGGCCCGTGGCTCGATGCGCGTCGGTTCCCCGTACAGCGCATCAATTTCGGCGGAAACGAGGTCTTCCAGCCCCGCAAACATACTCGGCATGTCAGGTCATGCGGCCACGCTGGAGAACACGCGGGCGCGTGCAGTAATGCAGAACGTTGTTCTGATACTCCAGATTGATGCCCTTGTCGTTCGGCATACGGAACTGCTTGACGTACAATTCGAGGCCAGGGGTGTTCACCGTCTCGATGTAGTCGGCCGGTGCGAACACCGAACGAAACAGGCCAGGCACGCCGAGCGGGATGAACTTCACCTCGTCGTCCTCGACGGCAACGCCCTGACCGCCGCGGTAATTGACCCAGGTGATGTCGAAGAGCGGGAACGACCCCCAAACACCGCTTTGGACACTCTTCGAGTTTATATAGATCGTCGCCTGCCGCAGCGTCATCGCCGCCGCATAGCCCTTGTAAGTGTCCCGCACTTCCTTGTGCTTCACCAGCGCGTCCCAAAAGGCGTCGCCGCAAATAGCAAGGACCCCGTTGAAGGGCAGGCCCCCTAGCGACGTACCCATGGTACGCGCCAGGTCTGTCGCCTTCTGGCGTAGAACACCGTCCGATGGATTGGCGGCGTCAAGGTCCCAATCGACCTCTACCGCCTGCGACTCGCCCATCTCGTCGAAGAAGTCG